TGCGGACATTATCAACTTATACCGAAAGATGACGATGATTTCTAAAAAAACTATTGTTGAAATTGCAATTGAGGCAGGCTTTCACAAGTATTCTGTTGATATGAATGTTGATAATTTTATATATTTTGCTGGAATGATTGCCGAATTGGAAAGGGAAGAATGTGCGGAAATCTGTATCAATGAAGATGACTTCAAGACGCAGATTTGTGCTTTAAAGATATTAACCAGGGGTTTGGAATGATAGAACAACGCACCGAAGAATGGTTTAAACAACGTTTGGGCAAAGTTACGGCATCAGCTATAGCAAACGTCATAGCCAAGACAAAAACAGGACCTAGCGCATCTAGAGAGAACTACAGCACCCAATTGACTTTAGAACGGTTAACTGGCCAACAAGCAGAGTTTTACACCAATGCAGCAATGGAATGGGGAACAGCTACTGAGCCACAAGCTAGGCAACACTACGAGATATACAGGGATGTATTTGTAGATGAGGTAGGTTTTATTACTCACCCAACAATTGAGATGGCGGGTGCAAGTCCTGATGGGTTTGTAGGGGAAGACGGGCTAGTAGAAATAAAATGCCCTGAAAGTAAAACACAAATGGAGACCCTGCTCAATCAGAAAGTGCCCACTAAGTATATGCCACAAATGCAATGGCAATTAGCGTGTACTGGTAGAAAGTGGTGCGATTTCGTCAGTTTTGACCCGAGAATGCCTGAAAATCTACAAATTTTTGTGCAAAGGGTCGAAAGAAACGATTTATACATCAAGATGTTGGAAGAAGAAGTAACGCTGTTTTTAGCAGAAATTGACGAAAAAGTTAAAATTTTAAGGAGTATTAAATGAGCAAGATATTAAAAGAAATCAAAGTAATTACAGGAACTTATACAGATAAGAATGGCCAAAAGAAGAATCGTTACTCAAGAATTGGGTCTGTGATTGACACTTCTAAAGGTCCAATGCTAAAAATAGACAGCATTCCACTTAAAGAGGGCGGCTGGGATGGTTGGGCATACATGAACGAGCCGTATGACGATGGCGGTGTACCCAATCCACAAGCTGCTCGTGCGCCAAGAATGGGTAACTTTGACAACATGGCAGACGATATACCTTTTTAAGGATAAATCATGCCATTTCAAATGCCACTAAGGTTTGATGGGGACGATTACTTACCAAAACGTGATGATGTTAGGCTTACTGGCCAACTTTTACGGGTTTGGAATGCAGTTTGCGATCAAAATTGGTATTCATTGAAAGAAATAGCTGAAAAAACAGGTGACCCCGAGGCGAGCATTAGTGCTCAGTTAAGGCATTTAAGAAAACCACGCTTTGGGGCGCATTTGGTGGAAAGATTGCACATAACAAGGGGTTTTTACAAATACAGACTTACGCCCAAACTTAAAGATTTGAACTAATTTGAATTTGTGCTATAGTTAAAATACTGCCAAAAGGTAGTGTTTTTTGCAAAGAAACTAAAGGATTACATCATGGGTTACATGAATATGGAAAAAATGCCAAAAGGTGCAAAGTCTTCTGACAGCACAGGCGAGAAGAAAGTTGGCGCATCTATGGTTGACAAAGAAGTTATGCGTCCTGGTATGTCAGGCGAGAAAATCCCAAAAGGTGCATTGTCTAGCGACACAAGCGGAGAGCGTAAAATGCCTATCGCTGGTGGTGTAGGCATGGGCAAGATGGACGGTATTGGTTCAAGGGACAGCTCACACATGGGCAAGCACGATGGACGCATGGGTGAAATGAAGGGTGGCACTTCAGAGAAGAATTGCTACGAGCACGAGCGTTCAGAGTACAGATAAAAGCGAAATGCCGCCAAGGAGCATCAAGGCGGCACTTCTAATCACAACAACTAAGTGGAGTTGATATGACTGTTTCCAATTGTAGTGCTTGTTCGTACTATATAGGCGGTAATTTAGGGGTATGCAGACGCTATCCTTATTACCAAAACCGTAGCATGAATGAATGGTGCGGAGAATTTGCAGAGAAAGCCATTTTGCCCGAGGTTAACCCCTTGGGCGTTTTTTCCAATGGAGAAGCTACACCTGCCAAACGTGGGAGACCACGCAAATGATTAAGCCATTAAGAGACAAGATATTTGTAAGACCTGAAAAGCGCATTCAGTCCACTCTTTATATTCAAAGTGCAGAAGTTGACACCGTAGGGTATGTTACGGCAGTTGGAGATGAGGCAGCAGAAGAAGGGCTAAAGGTAGGCGATAAGGTTTACTTTGGTACACTAGCCAAAGATTACAAAGATGAATATTTAAAGTATACTAATTTCAAGAACAATGATGAAAACATGATTGTTATGAGTTGGCAAGATGTATGTTTTATTGAGGAGACTGAATAATGGCAACTGGACTTTATGCGAATATTCATAAAAAACAGGAACGTATAGCCCGTGAAAAGGCTGAGGGTAAAAAAGTAGAAAAGATGAGAAAGCCTGGCACAAAGGGCGCACCTACTGCCGAGGCATTTAAACAATCTGCTAAAACGGCTAAGAAATGAAAAAGCACGACAAGCCTATCGAGCACAAAACCACGGGTAAGGGTAAGACTTACAACCCTACGGACAAAGGTGCTGGAATGACCGCCAAAGGGCGTGCTGAGTACAACGCCAAGAATAGTAGCCATTTAAAAGCACCAGCTCCTAATCCCAAGACTGAGAAAGATAAAGGGCGCAAGGCTAGTTTTTGTGCTCGCATGGAAGGTGTAGTAAAGAACGCCAAAGGTCCTGCTGAAAGGGCTAAAGCATCATTAAAGAACTGGAACTGTTAATGCCACTCATCAAATCAAAGACCGATAAGGCGCAAAAGAAAAACATTGAAATTGAAATAAAAGCTGGTAAACCTGTCAAACAAGCGGTTGCAATTAGCTATGCTGTTAAACGAGAAGCAGAGAAAAAAGCTAAAAAGAAATGACTGAAGACACTAAACCTGTAGGCAGACCAACACTATATGACCCAGCATATTGCGATGAGGTCAGGAAATTGGGCGCTTTAGGGAAAAGTGTAGAACAAATTAGTACATATTTGGGTGTTTCATTAAGAACAATGTACACATGGAGAGATAATTATCCTGAATTTTTGCACGCCTTGGATGACGCTAAGATTTCAGAGCAAACTTGGTGGGAAGATCAAGCTCAAGCGTATATGCTAGAGAACAAGGATAGTCCTAGACTGAACGCTAGTATTTGGTCAAGATCGATGGCTGCAAGGTTTCCTAAGAAATACAGGGAAAGCGTAAAGCAAGAGATTACAGGAGAGAACGGTGCGCCATTGCTGACTGCAATCCAAGTATCGTTTGTAACGCCTAAAGATGTTGGCGAAGCGGCTTAGCCCCGTGGGATGAAGATATTAAAGAGTGTTGTTCTCCTAACCCTGCTTTATGGGAGCGCCAACAATGCAAGCTAACATAGAATTTCCTGTCAAACTGCAATGCTTGTTTCAGCCTGCAAGGTACAAGGTATTGTGGGGCGGTCGTGGTGGCGCTAAGTCTTGGGGGATTGCCAGGGCATTGCTAATCATAGGATTAAATAAGCCAATTCGAGTGCTTTGCGCCCGTGAATTCCAAACATCCATCAAAGATTCAGTACATAAGCTATTGAGCGACCAAATCATAAATATGGGGTTAACGGACTTTTATGAGGTGGTTGACCGCACTATCAGGGGCAAGAATGGATCAGAGTTTAACTTTGTAGGCCTAAAGAACAATGTAGCCAACGTCAAGTCTTATGAGGGTGTTGATATATGCTGGGTAGAGGAGGCGCAATCAGTATCGGCAAGGTCTTGGGATGTATTGATTCCGACAATTCGTAAAGAACAATCCGAGATTTGGGTTAGTTTCAACCCTGAACTGGCCACAGATAACACCTATCAGCGGTTTATTCTTAATTCACCAGCTAATGCTATTGTCCAAAAAATCAATTGGTCTGATAACCCTTGGTTTCCTGAGACGCTAAAGCTAGAAAAAGATGCGTTAAAAACTAGAGACATTGAGGCGTACAACACGGTTTGGGAGGGTATTTGTAGAGTAACGGTTGACGGTGCTATATTTGCCAAAGAAATGCAATTGGCTGAGATGGAAGACCGCATCACAAAGGTTAACTATGACCCGACAAAGCCCGTACACGCTGTCTTTGATTTGGGATGGTCGGATGCTACGGCAGTATGGTTTGTCCAGTTTATTGGGATGGAAACACGCCTAATACGTTATATGGAGACAAGCCAAGAGACAATTAGCGCTATTTTAGCCAAAATGCAGACATTTGGTTACATATACGATACATTGTGGTTGCCACACGATGCTGAGAACAAGACATTGGCAGCAGCTGGGCGGTCAATAGAAGAAATAGTGCGTTCATCAGGCTATAAAACTAGGATTATTCCTAGAACGCCAGTTGTGGACAGTATCAAT